TGCCAAAAGTGTTCACACGGGCCTTTGTAATCATCAGGCCAAATGAAATACGATTGCCAATATTCACTGGCCTTTGTGCCGCTATCTTTGTGTCGGTAACACTCGTTCGACTTTGGGCAAATGGTTACGGCGCACATGCTGATGTCAGGCACTGTCCTTCTCTCCCAAAATAGCATGTTCTATTTCAGTATCTATTTCCTCATGCGACATATAAGGAAAACAACGCAGCATATTGACACGAAATGCCGCTTTTAGCAGCATATTCTCAGTGCAGAGGTGTTCAATAGCGTCAGCTGCTGTTTTAGCTGCTGGGTTTATTTGCCAAGGATCAGTCCCGTGTTCGCCACGCAAACGCTCTAAGAGGGATGTATAGTCAGTCATTCTGCCTTCTCCAAATCTGATCTTTCCTCAAGATGATGCAAAATATCCTCGCCCTCTCGTATCAAAGAGTCAGGTATTTCTGTCGTCATTGTCAGCTCATTGCGTCTTGCTTCCGGCAAACTGCCGTATTTAAACAACTTTTCCATCCAATATTCTAAAAGCGCAATACGTCTCGACATTCGTTTACGGTGCCAAAGATAGGTGTCACACTCGAATTTCAGTCGATGTTCTAGTTCAGCGGTGCGCTTATCTTTTCTATCTAAATCATACAGCGACTTCACGCATATCTTGGCGTCATCATATCTGCTTTCAAATTGCAGCTTTGATATAAGCTCAACAAGCTCAGGGTATGACTTTTTGTCGGTCATTTTGATGCCCTCACCGAACGTCTCAATTTCTTAAACTTCTTCTTTAATTTCTTTAACTCCTTGGCAAGACCGCTAATAGGATCTTTCTTCTCTTCTTCAGAATACGGAACTTTTGAATCATCTTTTTTCATGGTTTCCCCGACCGTATTTCTTCTTGAATGCTTTTCACGACTTTTAGTAAAACCAGCAAGGAATGAGCGTCTATATCGCCATAATGCGTTGCTATGTAACTCGACCTTTGCCATTCTTCCGTAATTGCAATGCATCTTGCACGTTCGTTTTTGATCCCATCTGCGTATGTTGGATCGTCATTCATCTGTCTTTTCCTTTTTAACTGGGTAAACCGTTATCTCTATTTCTGGATCTACAGGTTCACCTTCTCCCCGCCAAACATACAGGCTGGCGTAGCAGGCGTGTGGAAGCGGTAGATAAGACTCAAACTCCCATCCTAATCTCTCAAAGTCTTTTTCCTTCGAGAAAGGCACATACCTGTAAAACTTCTCTGTCATTACGCCACCTTGTAAATCGGCTGTATTGGGAAGATCGTTTTCGGTGGCATCATATCATCATTTTTATCGTAATTTGGAATTTTCATTTTAACTTTAGGAGGGTCCCAACGGCGCTCTTCGATAGGCATGGACTCAATGCGCTTAACGCCATGCAATACGCTGGTATGATCTCTGTTCCCAAAATATCTGCCTATGGCGGGGTAAGAAAAACCCGTCTCAATCTTTGCTCGCCACATACAGTAATGACGCAAGTGGCATAATTCATGTGTTCTTTTTTCACCAGTAATGTCTGACGCAGGAACGCCGGTTCTTTCAGACTCTTGGCGGATTATGTCCATAACTTTTACTTTTCGCATCTCAACCTCAATAAAATAAGGGGGAGATATCTCCCCCATAAAGTATTAAACCGGCGTCACAATCTCGTCTTCAAGAGCATCAAGATTGATCGCAATCTTAGGAGGCATTTTTGTTTTTAGCGTCGTAATGTTTGCAGGCTTACGATCGGCTTTGCGCTGATAGCCAAGCTCAACTTCTGGCGTCTCACTGCGCTGCTTAACATAATCAGGCGCAAATACTGCTGCAAAAGCCTCGTAGTTGATGCTATCCAGATGGCTGTCCATGTGATCAGGCGTCGCAAATGAACGTGCGTTTTTAACGCAAGCCATAATGACTGCAATCTCATATGGGTGGAAATCGCGGCCAAGACGTAATGAAGACAGATCGGCAATAAGCTGGAAGTTGTCTTCAATCTGGCCGTAGTTCTGGCCTCTCTGACCTATAATTTCACTTGCTTGCTGTAATAAAGTATGTGGATCTTGCTTAGTCATTTTATTCCTTTCTGAAGCTGGCGGGATCGTTGTTCATAACCTTAACTTTCCCAACATATCGATAGTTAATTGCCATATGCCCTCTACTATAATCCTCCTTCGTATTTTGATCTCGATAAAATTCTTGCACTATAACGAAATCATTTTCCGTTAATGCATCTACAAATTCTTCCAAACTATTAACTGGATACTCAGCTTGGATCTGGTGAACTAGATTGCCGCTATAGGACGGCATAGACATGGTAATTAAAAACCTCATTTACGCCGCCTCTTGTGTAAGATGTGACCATCTTTTGTTGTTTCTAATTAAAGAAACCAGCGCAATGCTAATGTTAAACATTTTAGCTATTTCTTCATGAGTTATAACACCGCATAATTCTTTAATTTTATAAATATCTTCGTCAGATAATTTATGTTTAGAATGTTTTTCGCCTCTATTATGAGTTCCATGACGCAATTTATCTGCCATATTACCTTTTCTTATGTCCCATCTTAAATGATTAGGATTAACGCATAATCTATTTCCACAATCGTGTGCAGCCTCGTGCTTATCTGTAGGCTTTGGCCCATGCAACATTTCGCATGAAATCCAAAAAGCCAAAACTCTTGACCCATTTAAAGTCATGCGGCCATATCCATGGCCATTGGTCCCAAATGGCCAGTTTATACAATCTTCTTTTGCAGAAGAGATATTTTCATAAAACCATTCAAGCATTTGCTTATTTTTTGCTTGATTACTCATATCTGTTCCTTGTGTAAGAGGGTGTGACGCGGCTTTGCAAAGTAACGCCACACCCAATATCAGACGAAGTTAGGGCTCCGTCTAATGGTCAATTAACCGAAATCATCCTCATCTTCCGAAACAGGGGCTGACACTTTTGTCGAACCAGTTGACGGAGGAGCTGATGGCGCAGAAGAAGCTGCCGACGAATTACGCGGCTTATATGTAAGATCAGAAGGACGAGCAACCCATCCAGTAATCTCCCATACAGGAACGTAATTCGTCGACTTTCTGGCCCCTTCACCAGAGGTTTTTGCCACTGCGTCCTTAAGGACAACAACTGGCAATTTATCAGGGTTAGACTTAACACCTTCGTTATAGGCGTCAGCTAATTTCTTAGCGCCATCAAGGAACGCAGCTGCATTGCTGGCGAACTCTCTGACGTCACCACCACATTCCTTGGATAACTTGATAACGAAGCGGACTCCGCGCTTGTAACCATCACCAGGATTATCGACAGAAACACCGTCGGAGAGACGAACCATACGAAAGTCTGGAGCGCCGCCGGTAGCGAAATTGATGAAACCAACTTCCACGTTCGGGAAGTCGATGATCGCTTTAAAGTTCTTCGTGATATCAACTTCTGTTGTCTCCCCGTTATTTCGATCACGGCGCGAAATACGTCCGCTACGCGAGTCAAATTTAACGATAGGCAAAAAGTCTGCACCACCTGTGCCGACACCATCAAAAAAACCACCAAATGCTGACATAGTCTTTCTCCTTTGCGCGACAGTCTGGCCTGTCGCAAGCCTCTTCCCGTTTCGGGAAATTCCGTTTAACGCATGTGAGGATGTATTGACTCTAGTTGATCAAGGATCTGTTCAAGCGTTTCTTTAACGTAGAAATCAACTTCGTCGGCTATCCTAATGATAGTGAAACTATATTCATTATCATCTTCGTCTGTAGATACGCGATTATGAATTCCAGCGATCTTATCAGCCTTAACTAAAATCCGACCTTCATCATCAGCATCCGTTAAAGCCAAATATCCAAATTGCTGTGCTGGTGTTGTATGCGCCATTATACGCCCCAAATCTCAAACGCGGCTTGTCTTGCCTCGTCATCGTTAAAGTAAAAAGAGCTCGTGTCTGGAACAACGTAAGACGCAAGCTCCTGCGGATCTGTCGATAAAGACAGGAATCTTTGAATCGTCATTCCAATGCGCTTCAAAGCTTTTAAATGTTCATCAACTGAATCAACCGCATATGTCGCAGACTTCTTTGGCGTAACATATGTCACGCGGCCTTCAGTTGCACCTTCTACGGCAGCAACATACAGACTTACTTGGCGTGCATGTTTCGCGCTGATTTTGCTTGGTAACGCGTGCGTAGTTTTGAGGTCGACAACAATTTTGTCTTTGAACAGGAAATCATAAAACCCGGTGAACGGCACTGCAATTTCATCAAAGGTGTATTGTATTTGGATCTGGGTCGACGATGGTTTACCGTATGGTAATAGTTCGGCCAAACCCACCTTAACAAAGTCTGAAATAGACCCTTCTTCTTTGTCACGACGTGGATCGGACGATAAAGCATTGAGGCTCCAGAACTCTTTCTGCGCCACATCAATGCAGTCTTTAACCGACGCACCAGTGAGAAGGCCATGCTCAATTCCTTTCTCGACAGCTGTTCCGCGATAAGCTGCGGCACCAACCTTACCCCCACGCTTTAATACTTTATTAAGCACAAAAGCAGCAGGGCTGGCCTCAAACAAATTACAGGTTGAAGGGGAAAGATGCTCAATGCCATGCGCGGCGAATGGGTCGTTGGATGTCAATGTCAATTCCTATGTCAACTCAAATCAAGACCACAACATATAGTCTTGGCGGTGGGTGTCAAGCACTTTTAAAATGATCGTTGACAAAATTTAATGTAAGGATATAGGGTCTGTTATCGGTATGGAGATTGATATGTCTATGTTCAGCAGGCCACCACGGCAAGAATATATATTTTTCGTCCAATGTGAAAACTACGTCAAAATAGCGCGATCGATAAGCCCTGATTATTTTCTAAAGGACATGTCTTATCACAATCCTTTTGAGCTAAAAATGCTCAAGAAATTATGTGGCAATATAAAAAATGAGCAAAGCTTGAAAAGAAAGTTTTCAGGCTATCGCCACAATGGCGCGTGGTATCGGTATGAAGGTAAATTGAAAGAATTTATAGAAGGAACATTAGTTTGACTTATAACTGCATCCTTGGCGTAGACCCAGGACTAACAGGCGCTTGTGCTTTTTACTTCCCATCACATCCTATGTTGGTGGGAATACACGATATGCCAATAGACGGGAAATCAGTAGATGGTTACGAACTTTCTAAAATCATTCGCCAATATAATCCAGACGTTGCTTTCATTGAAGCCGTGCACTCTTTCAGTGGACAAGGAGTTGCATCATCATTCAACTTCGGATGTTCATATGGCGTGGTTAGAGGCGTGGTCGCAGCGTGTAACATACCGGCTATATTGGTAAGCCCACAAAAGTGGAAACGCGCATTAGAATTAAGCAAAGATAAAAATCAATCATTAGAAATGGCGCGCATGATGTGGCCTGACAGTGATAAGTTTAAACGTCGCAAAGATGATGGAAGAGCAGAGTCGGCATTGATAGCAATGTATGGATATAAGTCTCAGTTTGATGTGAAGGAAAAATAATCATGAAATCTAAAGACTATGAAAAAGGCTGGAACGACGCGTTTGATGCAATATCAAAATATATTGAGGAAGAGCTTTGCCTTATCACAGGATCAATGATCAGACGTATGAAATATGATTGGTGGAGATTTGAAGAAGAAGAGAAAAAGGAAGAAACAAATGTCGGAACTGATACCTGAATTAAAGATGCTAATTTCATATCTGCGCACTAAAGGTCAACCTCGTGGTTGCGCAGAATGTCAATCACCAGAATGGGCGGCTGCAACAGTTATTGAACACTTGCATGCAGAAAACGAAGAATTGAAATTGAAAATCAAACAGCTGGAGTCGAAAAAATGATACCTGTTCAAGTAGTCATAACCGCTATGTTTGCATGTGTAGGTGGATCAATACTCGTTGTCGTAACTGAGTATTTTATCTAATCATCTTGATTTGTGGTGAATTTTGGGTGTATGCCCAAATTGTCCGACCAAGAGACCGGACTTAATGTCTCTTAAAGTAGGAAGTATAAAATGTTAAACAATGATCAGATCGCCCAGGTCAAGGGCTTACTTAAGTTCGGCCATAAACAGCATGACATCGCTGCATACTTTGGCGTTAACGGCGGCAGAATTGCTGAAGTTAGCACAGGTAAAGTTGGAGCAGGTATAGCTCCTGCAAAAGCTGAGAACCTCCCAAACATAAATCATCAAAAAGTTAGATATTTCACAACAAAACAATCAGTTAAGGAGCAAGAAGAAATTCTTGCAGACTTGATTGAACGCCCTAGCGAGGCAGCTCGCGTATATACAATTTCACCCGAGCTGGCTGAAATCATACTTGAAAAAAGAAATGGCGGTAATCGCCAGCCAAGTTCAAAGAAGATTGCTGAATACATTGAGGCAATGAACGAAAATCGTTGGCCAATCACCGGGGCAACGATTGTGTTTTCTAAATCAGGTTTCCTTCTTGACGGTCAACACCGTTTGCTTGCCTGCGTGAGATCTCAAATACCATTAAAAACATTTGTGGTATTTGGAATTGATGATGGAGCTTTTACGCTTATTGATATTGGTCGTAAAAGAACAAACGTTGATGCTTTTGCCATTGCTAAGGTTCAAAACTCAAGAGTTGCGGCCAAGGTAACAAGATGGCTTGTTATTTTTGATAATGATCCTAATGATCGCGGAATTACATTATCAAATGACGAAGCTCTACGTTGGTATAATGACCATGTAGATAAGAAATTGTTTGAAGAATGTGTTCGACTTTCTATTCAAATAGAAAAAGAAACAAAGGCGCGAAGGACGGCACTTCCTTGCGGGTCAATGGGTGCTATGCTGTATCTATTTGCAAAAAAATCAAAGAAAGATATGCAAGAATTTGCAAGTCTTTTTATTGCGCATAAAGGTGCAGCAAGAACATGCTCTATTGTTCTTAAAGAAGCTATGCATAAAAGTGGTGGTCGTATACACGAAGTGTATCGTAACGCTGTTATTGTATTAGCTTGGAATGCTTTCCGAGAAGGAAAAAGAACTTCGTCAGCTACATTAGAATGGACTGGCGAAAAAGATTTTCCAGTAATCAAGTAAAACAAACTAGGCGGGGGAAACCCCGCCATTTTTCTCACTTTATGAGGATGCTATGCGCGAATACGATATTCACTCACTATCTTTGATATTTCCTCCAATGAGTAAAGGTGATTTTGATCAACTTGCTTCTGATATATCTTCAAACGGTTTGCTTGAACCGATTACTCTTTATGAGGATCAAATACTTGATGGCCGTAATAGATATAGAGCTTGTGTTAATACGGGTGTTTCTCCAAAGTTTGTAGATTACGAAGGTGATGATCCTCTTACATTTGTCATTTCAAAAAATTTATCCCGCCGCCATTTAGATGAATCTCAACGTGCGATGGTTGCCGCTCGTTTAGCAAACATGAAACAGCATTCTAATCAATATAATAATGGTCAGGCAAATTTGCCGGACCACATTTCTCAAAAGAATGCAGCTGAAAAATTAAATGTCGGAGATAGATCCGTTCGCAGTGCTAGAAAAGTTATCGAAAGCGGCGACAAGAATTTAATTCAGGCAGTAGAAAATGGATCAATAGCTGTATCAGTTG